TATGTTTAGTAGGATTTACAATATGGCAATGCAATACTATATGCGGATTGTGGCGTTGAATACTTTTTAACAGTGTAACTGCCCAATCATCGTAATATGATTGGTCACATCCTATAAGAATATTATACTGATGCATCTTCCATTCCTGCACACCGCAGTTTAATTACATTATTGATAGAGAAACCCTTTGAGTCAAGACCTTTAAGTAAGCCTAACCATTTGTTGCGCAACAGTGCAAACTCATTAATAATCTTTTCGTAGTCAACTACATCTGCTTCGCCGTCGACATATTTTTCTACATCACGACTACTCAGAGCACGTTGATAGTTTTCGAGATATTTCTTAAAATATGAGCTACGCAACCTACGTAGCTCAATATTTAAGTAGTGTAGGATTGCTTCAATCTCTTGAAGCTGATTAAAACGTTGTTCAACGATACCGGGCATTTCTGCCGCGGCACGTTCAACATTGCCTTTGAGCTTTACATCAAGTCGACCTTGTATCAGCTCATCTTCAAAGAACTGTACAGCACTCGGTATCTTAGATATGTCTCGCGATACTTCGCTATACCATCCCATTACTCATCCCACTCTTCTTCGTCGTCATCGACATTGTCCAAGTCTAGATAGTAGCTGATAGCGTCATCTAAAGGAGCATCAGTGCCGATGACTTCTTTGAAAGTCTCATCACTGACACCATAGTCTGCTAATAGATCAACAAACTTTTCAGCTACTAGTTCCATTTGCTTCTTGTCTACATACTCTTTAAACATCGTCCAGATGTCACTGATGTGTTCTTCATTCATTTGCAGTTGCTTCCTCAATTTGATCGTCGGTTGCTTCTTCTAAGTTAACTTTATCGGTATTTACCACAGGCTTCATCTTCTCGTTATATTCCATCATGATCTGATCAAGTTTGCCGCCAATCATCCATGCCTTGCGACTGCTCAAAATTTCATCGCCTGCTAGATTAGTATACCTGAGTCGATTACCTTGCTTAACTAACAAGTTCTTCTTCTCAAACAATTCAACTAGCCCGCTATAAGGATTCATACCAGTTTCATAAGGAATCTTCACTTGCACACCTTCAAACGGTTTTGCATAACGAGTCTTCATTACTTTACAACCAGCACGTATACCCATAACTTCTGAGATCTTATTACCGTCTTCGTCTTCTTTTAACTTCATCTTTTTCATTGCAACAACAATACTTGATGCATAGATAAAGCCTGCGCCACCACTAATTTTATCATCTGGGTCAAACATATCTTGCGATGCGTATGTGTGGTTAGTACATACTAGTCCAACGTTCAATGAGCCAATCATGTTAACTGTGTTACGAACAAGTGATGTCAATGCCTTAGGCTTACGACCCATATCACCTTTCATATCACCTTTGTTAAACTGATCAACGTCAGTAGGTGTTAGCAACATACCCAACGAATCAACTACAAACAATACTTTAGGACGATCTGCTTCATCCATTGCACGATAGTCATTAACAAATGTTGAGATAGTTTTTGCTACATCATCAATCATTGACATGTTTAGCTTGAGCAACTTCTCTGGGCTTGTGTCTACTTGCAATGCCTGCAACCAGCTCTCGTCAAGTGCATTCTCTGTGTCAATTAGTACTACAAAGATGTCTTGATCCTGTGCGTGTTTTACAATGTTGCCAGCGCAGAAATAACTCTTACCTGCTCCTGATTCACCTGCAAACACAGTAACCTTACCTAGTGGAACACCTTTGTGAAAGTCTCCTGAGATAAGATAGTTTAGTGCATATGATCCTGTACTGATCCAATCAGTAGGATCGTTAAATCCAGTACTCATGCCTGAGATACTTTTAGTCAAGTCCTTGCGGAACTTACTAACGTCAAATGACTTAGCCATTAAATTCTCCTATTAAAGCTGTAATAAGTAGGGGAAGTTACTCCCCTACTTTGCAGGTAGTTACGCCTGACGTGAGCGGATCATTGCTAGAATGTCGCTTGCGCCGCCGCCGGCCGCTGGTGCCGCCTCTGCCGCTGGTGCCGCAATAGCTGCTTCAGCTACTTTAACATCTGCTTCAAAAGGTGCTGCTTCTACTGCTGGAGCACTTTGGCTAGTTGCAGTTGCGCCTGCACTTGCTGCTTTTTGTGGGTCGCCTGTACGTGCTTGCATGCCACTTGGACGGAAGTACTGACTCCAACGATCTGCATCGTATGCTTCACCGTCTACTGACGCTTCAAACATCTCTTGCATTACTTTTACAGCAGTTGCGTCTGGCTTCTTAGGAAGGAAGTCTGACAAGTTAAACAAACCGTGTGTGTTAATTGCAGCCATTTCTTCATCGTTCAATGGACGATCTCTACGTGCCCAATTACTTGTGCCGTAGTCTGCATAACCACCTTTACTAGTTTTGTTTAAACGGAAGTCTACACCAGCAGTATAATCTGTTGGTAATTCTTCCATGTCTGGATCCATTAATGCTGCCTTAATGATCTGGAAGATCTGTGGGCCAATAATGAATCTACGGATTGGATTCTCCGGTGCTTGGTCGTCTGCGATAGGATTATCGTTTACGAACCCTTGGAATACGTATGAACGCTTTTTCCAATACTTACGGCCCATGTCTTCAAGACTTGCGTCTTTAAACCAACCGCGTACTTCTGCAAGGATACCACAGTTTTCGCCGTACATTTCCATACAAGGAACTTGTACTTGTACTGGACGAGATGCTGTGTCTCCTTTAACACCTGCGAACGGAAGTTTGATCATCAAACGTTCTGCCCAGAAGAAAGTGTTATCTGTGTTGCCATCTGGAAGGAAACGCATCGTTGCGTTTTCGCCTTCTTTAATATTCCAAAATGGGTAAATTGGGTTTGGACCTTGATTCTGTCCGCCGCCTGATGAGCGTTGTTCTTGCTCTTTAAGTTTAGCTCTGATTTCTGCTAATGATGCCATAATTATATGCCTCTTTCGTTGTTATTGCCTAAATGTTGTAGCATTATTGCTACAAGTGCCTTTTAATGTTACAGCACAGTTATTATTATATAACAGATACTGAACAATGTCAAGTCTTTTTTTAAAGAAAAAGAAATAAAACTTATAAGTGGGTTAGCGTAGTCCTGCTAACTCACGAATTCTGTCATGCTCGCCTGTGTCTGGTGCTTCCATTTGCTGTGGTTGTGTTTGCATTTGAATCTCTTCAAACTTTGCAGTTACTTGTTCAATAAACTGTTTAGCAGGATTGATGTACTCTTCACCGTAGTCTTTTTCAACCATAGTTAGTACTGCTGTTTCGCCTTTTGGAAATGCTCCATTCTCACGATCAAAGTAACTAAGGATGAACTCGCCTAATGGTGTCTTTTGTTCTTTTTCTTCATGACCGTCATCTTTGCTCATTGAACCGTCTTTATCAATCTTAACGTCCATAGTGTCGTCATCGCCTTCATTCATGTCATCCCACATTGCAGATGCTTCTTCTTCGCCGTAGTCGCTATACTTGTTCATGAACTCTTCTTTGTCCATATCTTGAGCATCGTCAGTCATTTCGCGTTTAAACTGTCCTTCTCCAAACTGGCCCATCATTTCTTCAAAGCCCTGCTCTAGCTGTGCATCCTCTGGTACGCATTTGTTTACACGCTTGCCTTTGTTCTTTCCAGTACCTTTTTGTGTACCAGCTTTTTTGTAACCATCCCAGCACTTGTCTGGTCCTGCTACTTCTTCTAACTCTTCTGGTCCTAATGATTTCGCTTTGCTTGCTTCACTTACTAGGTTATAAATGTATGGAAATACATCTGCTAGTTCTTCGTTGAACTGCTTAATAGTAAGTTGGTCAATCCAATTCTCTGCAACGTCTGTAGGTACATCTTCCATCATTGGCTTAGCATATGCTGCAAATGTTTCTGCATAAAACTTTGGCTTTTGTAAGCTCTCGATTGTTTTCTTAACTGTACTAATACGTTCTTTAACTGCGTCAACATATCCTGATAGGCTTTCTGCCATTACAGCACTACGACCCATATAGTTGTTGAACTTGCGTAATTTGCTCATTTCTTCTGATAAGCCTACAATGTGTCCGCCGAACTCATCATGCGGTTTGCCGCCTTCTGCTACGTGACGTGCCATTGCTCTTGCGCCACTTAGGTGTTTGAACGGATATATAAAACGTTCGCCTTCTGCGCTTTCAATATAAATTTTGCCAATGCTGCGTGTACGCCCTGCTGCACTTTCTTGATTAACACCTTCTGTGTGCTTAATTACAATACGTGCTTCGCCTATCTTTTGGTAGCTAATACGACTAGTACCATATAGTTTTGATTCGTTCATGTTCTCGTCCTCAGGGGGTTTCGCCAAGAATTTATAATCTCTTTTATTTAAATTTGACTTTGTAATGTCTCTTACACTATAATCTAACATACGCTTTTTACTAAAAATGCGTAGTTCTTTTAGAAAATCATACCACGCTTCTCGTGTCATTTCGTCTTGATCTTCCATAAAGTCTTTACTGTATATAACAGTTAAGCCGTCATCTTCGTCGATGGCAACACTTACTTTGCCAAGTCCGTTATAATCAAAATCAAAGAAACGTGCCATAGTTGGCTCATTTGTAACTGTTCCTTGTTCGTCACCGATAGTAACTTCTGGAAATCTTCCTCTAATCTTGTTAAAAAGGTCTTCACCTATTGTATCAAATTCTTGCATAATGTATTTATCTACCTAGTTAAAAGTTACTGCTTATAAAGATGGGCATAGGTGCTTCGTAATCTTCTATGTCTTCAGCTTGTGTAAAGGTACTATATATTCTTGGATCCCAATCTTTAAGTACTGCCATCATTCTAAGCGCAAGTAATGTTGCGCTTACTAGGTCATCGCTGCCGCCAGACTTTGCTTGGTAACTACTGCCTGTTGCAACAAACGCTTTGAGCTCACTAATAAGAGTCTTGCTTCTAATCTTCATCTTATCGTTTTCTATCATAGTTTTAAGTCTACTACACGCTGTAATCTTAGTACCGTGTGTAGTGTTAAATCCTTTGCGGAACTTTCTTACGTGTCCCTTACGCATTGGCTCACTTACAAATAATCCTGGTATATTTTCTTCACCGAAGTCGTTAATAACAAGTAAACATGCTTCGCCAATGCCATTGTTTTCAACACTCCAATATATGCCGTTGGCATTGTTAGTTTCTTGTTGTAAGTATTTGCATATGTCAGCAAGTACTCGTATTTGTCCTGGTATAGCAGTTGTGTTATGTTGCCACTCTGCTACTTGTTCGTAACTAGGCAGTTCAAACACTTGTATAGCTGCGTTATCGCCTCCTGTTCCCATACTAGGGTCAAGTGCTACTGCATATGTATATTGCGCTGTAGGCTTCTTATACCAGCGTGTTTGGCCCATGTTAAGCATAGGAGCTACACCTTCCATAACAGCAAGTTTAATACTATTAATTAGTGTTTCGTCAAATACAAGGAATTCACAATTAGAACTTAATACATTATTCGTATAATATTTATGGCCATTAGCAACATCTATTAAATCGTAAACAGGTTCACTGTATCCTAACTCGATTTTATTAAGTATTTTTATATTACCTTCTGTCGTATATACAGTGTCGCCTATTATAAGCGACTCTGCTGTTTTATAGTTGTCTATATCAACATAAAATTTGTGAGTATACGTACATTCTACATATGCTCCGAGCTCAAATTCTAATCTAAGCAAGGGTTTAATCCCCATCATACTTACTCCTGCAAAATCTTCAAACCCTGTAGGTGTTAGTACTTTATATTTTTTTGTGTTTTCTTTAAAAACTTTCATTAGTTAAAGCCTTATACGAATATTTATTTTCAAAAATCCAAACTTCGTAATTGTATCCTTTGTCAATTACTGCTTGCCGTTTTTTAAGATTATTTAACAATCTAGAAATATACTTTTCTGCGCCATTGCCGTCCCACCACCACTGGCTTTTAACTTCAATTATTCTGTTTTCTTTAGGTATGTATATATCTGGATAATATTTATGTTTATGCTTGTTAACATTAACGTATTCAAATACTTCAATTGAGTAGTTCGAATAATCATCGTGTACTACAACTTCAGATTCTTGATAATTTAAATCTCTAAACAATATGTCTAATGCATACGGTTCATGTCCTCTTACGCCAACGGATTTTCCACTCGGCAATATATAATCTTTAACGGAAGCATTTCCTTTATTAATCTTACTAGGGTTAGACTTCAATAATAACACATTCTCAACACCGTATCTTTCCAAGTTAGTTTTTCTTCGCTGAATATTGCTTTTGTTCTTTTGTTCAACAGTTCGACTGATTCTACTTAAACTAGCTTGTCGGCTGTTATTGTACTTTTCGTTGCCATACTTTTCAAGCTTAGTTTTTCTTGATTTTGCTTTTTGAGTTTCTAATTTAGCCCCCCAATCAACGCCATAGTTTTCCTTAAATGTTTCTTTTGACTTTGCAAGTTGTAGTTTCTTTTGCTCGTCTGTGCGTGTACTTGCTGCACGTTGTTTATTTAATCTGTCTGTTTCTTGTTGCTCAGCTGTCCAGTTTTGCTTTGTATTAGATATAGATATTCCAACACATTGTGGTGCTCCGCAACTGTTAGCATAAGTTTCTGTTTTTTGATAAAATGTAAGAGCATTACCACACCGACACTTAGGACTAGTTTTGGAAACATATGTTTCGTAATATTCTTGATAAGTTAACTCGTGCTTTCTCAAATGACGGGTAAACTGTCCATTTGTTTTACAGTACCGGGTATTATCTATTTTTGATTTTATATATGTTGCACTCACAATATTCTCCGCTAAATTGTTGTTATGCAATTATTTATCTATCATTTTAAACAACTCGCCAATGGCGAGTTTAAATTCATTTCCAGTAGAATCTTGTAATATTAATTCTGTGTGGTGTTGCACACAACCGTACTCACGTCGGAACTTCTCTTCACCAATACGTCCAACTTCTTCTACTTTCCATGCTTCGTCACGATCTGGATGTTCACTCCAATGTGATATAAAGCTATGGAAACCGTTTGAACCTAGTTCTTGTTCATTGCCGTGGTCGTCAAACTTATTTTCTGCTTGTTTCCAAATGGTTGCAAAGGTATCTTCATCCGAGTTTGGTGTGCTTGTAATAATAGCACGACCACCTGTTGCTAGTGTAGGAGATATTGAAGTCCAAAA